AGTACTAGCATAGACACGTCTCTGTTGGAAGTACGCAGCCACAGAGGGATATGTACCTGACTGCTCAGAGAATGATAATGTACCCGTAGCACCTGAACCAGCAGTACCACCACCAGTTAAAGTGGCACCTGACGGAGTGACAGGTGCTGATACAGTAGTCATAGTATAGGCGTTACCTACAGTACCTGGAGTCTTGTAGGTTATGGTTAATACGTTACCAGAAGCTGTGTATTGTGCAACAGACAGGCTTAGAATAGTGCTAGCGTTTAATGTATTAGCTAAAGTCTGTACAGTTAGTGCTAATGTACCTTCAATACGGGTATAGATAAAGCCTTCACCAACATCTGAAGGGTAGTTTGGCGTGTCTGTGAAGTGGATAAAGATACCACCAAGAGAGAATGAATTAGTGTCTGCTGGCTGAGTTGTGAAGGTCATAGTACCAGAAGCCCGACCACCACCTGAGTCTGTGAAAGTAATTGTGTCACCAGACTGATACCCGTAACCTTCATTGTTAATAACAAACCCTACAATATCGCCATTCTGTACTACTGGGACACCAGAAAAGTCTACGCCAGTACTTGTAGTTACTGAGTAACCGACAGTAGACTGGTCATAGTTATGGTTCTGAGTACCACCAATGGTAACAGATATCACTTTACCACGGGTAAAAGGATCATAGTGTTTAGGGGGTACTCTAGTGAAATCAGGGGTAATATTGGTATCTGTAAAAGACGGGCCTAGAGCAGTACCTACGAAACCATACAGAGAGGATACCGGAACATTAGTAGAATAGGAAGGTGTAGCAGCGTATACATTATAAGAACCCGCACCAGGAACCTGTTGCCAGCTCAGTGTGTTCGATCCAATATTTACAGCAATATCTACATTCTGTACATTGACAGCTTCTGACGGTACAGATTCTTCACCTGTTTCACTATCAACAGCAGTTACAACATAAGAGTACCAAGTGCTTACAGTTGAGCTTGATTGAGCTACAGCAGTTAAACCAGTAGGGGCATCCATATTAGATGTAAAAGTATCTTCTGTAAAAACCCAATTTGTATTATCTAATCTAGATAAGCTGTACGGAGGATACTCAGTACCTGTCTCCTGATTAACACAGGTTAAGGTCATTACGTCAGCGGACTGTGTATATTTTAGATATGGTAGGTCTTCAGCAGCATAGGGTGAGACAGCCTCATAAATACGACTAACAGTTCCACCAGTAGAAGAAGTACTAGAAATAACAGGCGTACCAAACAGATTCGTTACATTAAACCTATTAGGATCAATGATACTAGATACGATCCAAGTTAATCCTGAGAAGCCTTCGTTGCCTAAGTCATAAATCCAATCACCTGCTGAGTAACCGTGACCAGTTACTTCAAACACCATCCCTAAACTAAAAGTCTCAACTACGGAGATAACTGGTTTAGCCGCTTCAAGCACGTAAGCACCGTCAAACTTAACACGCATATAGTTATCACCAAACTCAAGGACGTAACCTTGATCTAATGAGAACTGGAAAGGAATGTCTCTAGGGGGGACAGGGTATTCCTGCTTACACATACCTACATAAGCTAAGCCAGCACGGGAAGACATACCCCCTGTGTAGCTCGCAAAGAAGTTCCTAGCAGTAGAGCAACCATGATTATACTTATCAAGGTCAGTTCTACCGAATAGGTTAGGAGATAACTCCCCTGCATTCAGTGCATTCTGGATATTAACAATACTTGTCATACTTAATTACTAATCGCCATAACTACCGGAGTTAAAACCAGAAGGCCATACCATAGAATAACCAACACCTGCGCCAAACCCAGGACCGTAGCCCCAAGTGTAGCCTTGACCACCAAAGCGAGCCTGCATCCAGTCCGGCAGGTGATCCATAGAGGTCACACCTTCATTACCGTCTCGAATACGTGCTTGAGCAATAGCAGACTCTGCCTGTCTAACACATCTGTCCATCAACGCGAAGTTAAGGGTCAGAGCAGGGACTAGGAATGCACCTAAAGCTGCCACCATAGCTTCCTGGAACAGACTATCCCAACCATTAGGGTTGGAGTAGTTAACAGTATAGACTGCTTGAGCTATATCTTGGTTAGTTAAGATAGTTAGTGTAGGGGCAGCTAGGGGTAAATCCATAGTCTGCACTTTAAATGTAATCTGTCCACCACTCGGTAAGAATGATGGAGAAGAGACGTTCACAGGGAAGTCAGGAGTAGAGCCACCTGTGGCCGCCGGGTAGGAGGGTACAATATACCTAACATCTAGACAATCAGATGGATACGCATAGGCATATAGCCAAGGACTTGGGGGTAAGGGGTAGCTAGTACCATCTGGGTTCTCAGGAGTCCCTTTAGCAGCAGCTAGTAGAGATAGTGTAGTTTGCTTACCTAATACATTCCAGTGAGCAGTTCTTGCTAGTTGCTCAAAAGTAGACTGCCATAAAACAGAACAAGCGTCAGCTTCAACACTTCCGTCACTAGGATTTAATGATGAAATCTGAGCCCTAGCCCCTACAGCAAGAAGGGCTCTATTACAAATGTTCAGTTGATCTGCCATTAATTATACTTTCTTAAATACTGTAATGCTTTTAATAAGGAATCCTCAGTATCACCTAGTTTACCTAAACCAGTATTACAGTTAGTGCATAATATTCCACGAACTTTCCCGGTGAAATGACAATGATCTACATTTTGTATAGAATTAGTGATATCTATTGTACAAATAGCACAACAATTATATTGAACTTCTAAGAGAGATTTAAATTCAGAAGATGATAATTGATACCTCTTAAGTCTACTTCTTTCTAACTCTCTTATACTACGTTTCTTTCTTGCTTCGTGATTATTCTTGTAATAAGAGGATTCATACTGTGCTTTACAGCTCTTACATTTGGACATTACACCAAATTTACCTCGTTTAGCTTTATAGAAAGCATCTAAAGGTAAATCTAACAAACACTTAGAACAAGATTTAGTCTGCATTATTTACGATACAGTCTCGAAGTTACGCTTTCAGCTTCTTCGTTTTCCTCTTCCTCGTCTTCACCAGAGAGGTAGCAAATCTGAAGCTCTACTCTACAAGTACTTCCATGCTCATTATCGTGGCAGGATACAGAGGTGACCTTAGCTAGGGCATGGAGGTGAAGCATATCACCGATTTCAATATCAGACGCTTCAATACCTAATTTATCTAATTCTTTTTCAGTTAGTGAGATAGACAGTCCGTAGGGATACTTGGGAGGAACAGGAGCAGCTGCCCACTCCTGCTTCTCTTCATTATCCATAGACATATCTACCATATTTGGTAGCTTTTTCAAGGATTAACCCTCGACGCTGTAATTATATACAGAAGTGTCTGAGGCAGTGCCCTTGCAGGTAAAGCCAGTACCGGGAGTAATTGTAGCAACAACAGGCTGAGCACCAACAGTACCACCCACAGTCTTAAGGGTGAAGGTGATGATGGAGTTAGCAGTTACATTAGCGTTAGAAACAGTTACTTCTGAAGTACCATTAAGTGTAACAGTACCTAGAAATCTATTACGGGTATTCTCAATAGGGGAAAGCTGACCAGTAGTCGTATTAATGGGGACTACAGTAGCTTGTGAACGTGAAACAACAGTATCGACCATTAGTCAGATTCCTTTTCGTCTTTTTCTACTTTATTAATTAGTTCGCCACCAGTTTCTGTCTTGGGGGCATGTCTCTTGTGAATTTCTTTGAGGTCTTTCTTATGACGCTCATGCATCGAGGTTAGTTCTTCCTCGTGTCTTTTGTGCATGGCTGAGCGTTCTGCCTCCGAAGGGTCCGTGTTTTTGACCTCTCCATCGTCTTCAGCTGAGGAACCGTCTTTGCTTTCGGTCTTCTTTTCAGCACGCTTTACTTCAATCTCACCTTCTTCGGAACGTCCCAGTTTAGGTGAATTGTCGTACAGTTTAGTGTGTTTAGCCATATTATTCCTTCGAACCGTAGAGCTTACCACGGACTTCCTTAGCTGAAATCTTCTTCTTTGAAGATTCTTTTTCTTTAGTCAGCTCCGCAACCTTCTTGTCAGCTTCGGCAGCCTTGATTACTTTCTTATTCTTCCTGGTCATATGACCAGACTCTTTCTTGTCTTCCATTTTACCACCACTGATATTCATTACATCTATAAGGTTGGGAGAAGCCATTCTTGTTTAGGCTACTTTCTTAGGGCGACCACGGCCACGCTTTTCACTAGTACCAAACGCACCAGGAGCTTCAGCTTCTAGCGGGGCAATGTTATCAACATGCTTCTCGGCACCCATGACAGCCATCTCGGCTCTCTGGATAGCGGTAGCAAGCTGTAGACCACCCTCTAAGGTACGGGGACGACCAGTATAGGGACGACCAGCCTTTTCAGCAGCCTTACGACCTTCTTCATCTAGTCTATCGTGCAGGGCAATCATCTTCAGACGAGCCGGTTCATTAAGAGGTTCCATTTCGATTGAAGGCTCACCGTCGTAATAAATCTCTGCACCTTCAGCGTGCAGGGTATCGTCCGTGCCGTAAAAACCAGCCACATCTAGAACTCTGTAAGCAGGACGTTCAAATTTATCAATTGACATTTAAGTATTTAGTTCCTTGTTTTGTTAACCCTGTTGGGGTGGCCTTTTGAACCACCCCTCCAAGGAATCGTCTTATACGACGATGTAGTTGTTGGCATACTTGCCGAAGGTGGCAACCTGAGCCGGATTCAGGACTAGGTTCGCTAGTACGGAAACGGTGGCTGAGCCAGCTACGGTGTAAACCAGCTTGTAGAAGCGGGGTAGAGTCGTGCCACTACGAAGCGGAGGTAGGGGAATGTCGATAACAGTACCGGCAGTTAGTGTGCTACCTGTTAGAGCAGGCGTAGAGACAAGGGTTGTATAGGAACCCTGGCCATACGAGCCATCGTCGGGAGCAGTCGCAACTGAAACAGTAATAGTACCAGCACCAGTGCCCGCAGTCGTGACGGTTAGGAGGACGTGAGGAATTACCTCGCCATCACCCGCACCATAGTCTTCGCCGATAGCGGTATTAGCTGACGGGAAGCCATTAATCATGGCAGGAGCATTGCCCGAACAGGCACCAGTGATGTCAATGATGCTGGTTGAGTCCGCTGTGGTGGTGATTGCCTGAGCAGTACCGACAGCAGAGTTGAAAGTTAGTTCATTATCTAAAAACATTTTATTTCCTTTAAACAGAAGTTAGAATTACGTTAATTACTATTATGTAATACGAGCTTCTGAGTTTGTGAGAGCGTCAACCACGCGGATCGGCACGTCACGGAACATTAGAACCGGGTCACCGGCATAGTCCTTGCTGGATAGCAGAACGTTGCGGTCACGGATGGCCTGAATGTCCATATACTCACGACCAGTACGGTTAACGTACCAAGCGGGAGCAATACCGGGTACTGGATCATCGGGAGCATCGCTCTCGGTAATGCCAGACAGACGGCGTGAAGCGGTAGGTAGACGTACAACTGCACGGCTCATTAGAGCGAACAGGTCCGGGGGAGTTACGCCCTGTAGACCAGAGGTGGTGGTATCGACGTTAGCAATACGGACGTTATAACGCCAGTCGCGAACGCAGAGGCCAACATTGAACTGGAACAGTGAGGTATACGCCTCGAAACGGTTACCATTACCATCGTACTGAGGAACGATATCGCCCTTGTCTTCATAGACCAGACCGGCCTGTGAACCCTTGGGGAAAATACCGTGAGTCGTGTGGTCGCCCCAACCAACTAGCCAGATCGACAGGTTCGAGGAACCAGTACCACCAGCATCTAGAACGTTTACGGCGTTCTTAGCGGTTGAAGTGTTGACAGTATTGTAGAGTGGGCTTAGACCAGTGAACTGGGTCGGATTGGTGCTTTCGTTCGCATAGAAGAGAGCAGAAGCGACCTGCTGGCTTAGACCCTCAATGTGGGCCATGTCTTCTGAATAGCGGAACTTGGCGACGTTGCCGTTTAGGTTCGCAAGGGTCTTGTCTACGATTGAGTAAGCCTGTAGCTGACCGATGGAGAACTGGAACTGAGCAGTCAGGGACTTGCTAGCCGCAACACCCTGGTTAGCCGCACGCCATGTACCCTGGGGTAGACCAGTACGTACAGTGACCTTGTGACCAAGAGGTAGGTTACCTTCCTGCCAGATCATGTCCTTCATTACTTCGTTGCACTGAGACAGTAGCTCAGCGACGATGGCAATGGAACCATCCGGGTCGGCTCTACGCGCCCAGTCTACTAGATTCGGGTAGACGTTGTTAGTAAAAACCATTAAAATTATTCCTTATTTACCCTTACCATACATGGTTTGGGTTCTAGACTTTGATTGCATAATAGGCTTAGGAGCAGCCATTGGTTTACCTTCTGACATAGTACGCCCTGCGTTAACAAATAGGCGGATTACGGCAGGGTGGTTACCCAACCCAGAAGATTCCATTAATTCGCGGAACTCCTGTTGCTGTTCTTGTGTGCCTCCGTGTGTTCTGATGAAGCTTAGAGCAGTATCAATACTAGTCTGAAGTCTGTTACCACCTAATTCTGGGTCCTTAACAACTGACTCTTTCCAGTCAATTTTCTGTTTTTCCCACGTTTTCTGGTACAGTTCAGTAACATTGGTTACTGCATTCTTAACTTCATTAATATGGAAGTCCACGAGCTTCTGACCCTTAGCTTGTAGCATTGCATGATCTGCTTTGCCTTCAAGTTCTAGTTCAGAAAGGATTGCGTGAAATTCACCGAGCTTACCCTCATCAACGGTAACACCGTCAGGTAAGGTAAAGGGCTCGTACTTCGGAGGCGGAGCCGGGTCTTCGGTCTGGCCCCCTTCGTCGGGTTGTGCTACTTCTTCTGTGGGTTGACCTTCTACAGGCGCAACCTCCTCAGACTTAGTAACAGATTCTTCTTTAGGAGCCTCTTCAGCTGGCTTCTCCATGGCTTCACCAAGGAGGGTCTCAGTCTTAGGGGCTTCTGGTGTAGCTTCAACAGGAGCAGGCTGCTCAACTACTGATTCTACTGGTGTCTCAACTACGACAGGAGCTTCAACGTTAGCTTCAACTGGTGTCGGAGTGTCAATTACTACTGGGGCTGTATCTTCAGCCATTATTCTCTATTCCTTTTATTCTCAGCGATCATCTGTAGGTATTTATCAGGGGCAGCTGTTTGAATGTCATCTAAAATACGAATACCGATATTCTGTTCTCCACAAAGAAAAGCAGTACGATATGGGTCATCGCAGAATGGTCCTTGGAAGACCTTGCAGAACACCAGAATATCATAGAACCAGGCACGACCCTCTTCAAGAGTCATAGCCGCTTCAATAAACTTAAGTCTGTCTGCTCTTTTTCTAGCAGAACGTTTCTTAGATTTATTGATTTGTTCTCGGTCTGATGTATCGTAAGTCTCTTCCTTTTCTTCGATAAGCTGTGCTTCTAAGATAGGGTTAGCCATTGTCACCCAGGAGATTAGCGTTCTGGGCTCGATAGTTAAGATGCTTCAACACATCTTCCCAAGCCATGCTCTTAGAGAAAGCGAGCTTACGGCCTGTGTCTACCATATCATTCAAACTCTGCTGAATACGTAGCCATACAGGACCAACAGCTTCATCAGAATAGTCTAAGATTTTAGTAGAAACAGTAATGACACTTTCTAGAATATCTCTAGTATCTAACCACTTAGGATTAACCTGAGCGTGAGCTAACTGATGGGCGGAACCCGCAGCAACCTTAATACCTTCAACGAAATCTTTAAATAATTCTAACTTCTTGCTTTCACCAACTGTGAGAAACTCTCCAGCTCTACTTGCAGACTTCTTGAGGCCATCAACATAGCGATCAAGCATCTCTGCCTCTGAAATATATAAAGTCAATTTACTTCCTTATGTTATGCACCACCGATTAGACGGCCAAGCACATCTTGACCCCCTTCAGTTGAAATATCAGATAGGACCTTACCAGCAGGAGCAGCAGCACCAGCCGCTGAAGCCATACGTTCCAGACCTTGCATCTGTTGTTCTTGTTGTAGCTGCTGAGCTTTCTGTTGCCTTACAGCCATTACTTCTTCTGGGCCTCTCAGAATCTTCTGAGGATTACCTAGGAGTTCATTATATTCGCGGACTACCATATCTGTATCAATATTGTCGATAGCAGTGGGTACAAGAGGCATCATAGCACCAACAATCTGAACTAGACGCTCAATACCACCAGTAGCAGCACCCTTTTGAGCGAGAGCTAGCATAGAGATGAACTCTACATCTAACGGCATACCCTGTAAGCTGGGTGGAGGTGGGTCGATCATACCCTTACGCTTGAGAATATTGAAAATTCTCTTGAGTTTGGGCTTCAAGGACTCAGAAATCAATGATTCAATGACGGGGCCAAGTACTTGTAGTTTCTCTTGAAGCTTTTGAGCCACTTCATAGGCTGTCATACGGTCAGAAGTAGGCTGACTTTCCAGCATAAGGAAGAGATCGTTGAAAAAACCTCTCTGAATACGCTGTTCAATCGCTAAAATGTTGGCCGCCATAGCACCTACGTCGGGATTTACCTCGTAGATAGGTCGAATACCACCATTCTTAACGTCAGTAACGAATGTTAAGTGACCTGGTAGTGTGCTAGTAGGCTTATTCTTAAGCTCCATAGAGCCAATAAGGGGTGGACGAACCTGCTTTTCAATAGCTTCGGCCATTCTACGAGTCATAACCTGTAGCTGCATAATGTCCGGGAGAACATCCATACCAACAGATCGACCGTATGCGTCGTTAGACTGTGTTGACCAACGGCTAGCAGTAAAGGGCTGGTCTACGAAGCCTCTTAATTCAAGAGGTTGACCGCTCTTAGCGCCGTAAACCCAGTAAGCTTCTCTCCAAGTAAAGTTACCGGGAAGTTTTCCGAAGCCCTCTAGTTCGAAATTAGGTTCGATAGCATGGGCTACCATACGCTCTACTTCGAGGTTGTTACCCTTCTCTCTCCAGAGTTCTTGTACGTCTCCGGGGCATCTTTCGACACCAAAGAAACCAACCATCTGGGAAACGGTCATAACAAATAGACGATACAGACCATCAATTCGACCAGTAGGGTCAGTAGCTAGATAGTACTCACCTACTGTGGGATTGTAGCACCTGAATAGGTCACGCTCATCTTCATAGATAATGTTAGGGGCTGTACCGAAGGCTGAGATATCTTCACATTCGACAGCAAATGAGTTATAGAAGTTAGAGCTGGCAATTACGTCATACATACGGTCTTCAGTGTCATCTAACCACTGACGAGCAGCAGCATCGAGCTGAATCTTCTTGAAGCCGGGGGTAAGTTTGAACCAAGGGCGGCTAGGAGAAGCTAGACCGGACATTAAACCTGATGCACAGACACGTAGAGCATATGTACCAGTAGGGTCGGCAATAGAACCGTTAAGTTCACGACCTCTTACCATATTATTAGGGGTAGGGTAACCACCAGTACTCTGAGTGAGCCAGATAGAACGTCTAGGTAACAGGAATTGAGCAATATCTGCCCAGTTCTGTGTCCACCAAGACTGTCTCCAGTTACGTAGGGAGACTAGACGGGTTTCCATATGGCTTCTAAGAGTCTGCCACTTCATTCCATCGTCTTTAGACTCAGATACAGTGGAAGGTTCCTTCGAGAGGAAGGTTGGACCTGCCTTTTCATATGTAGCAGTACTGTACTTTTCTTTATCACCTGCTGACATAATTAACCTAACAGAGTATTCTTAGTTGTATCCGGTGCTTTTAGGCCCTGGGCCGATGTTTTAATAGTGTCGTTAGAACCAAGACCCTGAGCTGACTTACCAGCAGCCTTAGCTGTCTCACCTGAAAGCTGAGCCTGACTTGAACCTAAGACAGCAGGGTGAGCAGCAGGGGGAGGAGCCATAGGGGCCTTAGGGCGAGGAGGATTAAATAGAGTACCCATTACAGTCTTTCTTATTTATAGATGGCATTACGGATATTTAGCTCTAGAGAGTTCGAAATGACCCCAATCCTTGAACTTTCTCCAGTCACCACCCCATACGATAGCAATACCTAATTTGTTAGCCGACTCTTTAATCTGTTCAGCTATTTGACCAAAGACTTCTTTTTCTTTACCTTTAGCGTAGTTAGCTTTACCATCAATAACGGCAATAACATCAACTGCACAAGCTAGAGCACCATATTGGGCGTGAGGTAGGTGACGAGAACGCATAGTCTGAGAGTGTTTAGTCTGGACAGCTATGATCTGCTCTGGGACAGTTCTGACACCATCGACAACCAAGAAAGGTTGGGGAGATTGAGACGCTTCCCTTATAACCTTACAAAGATCAGGGTGTACGTCAGAAAGATGTGTTTCTGATCTTTCATCCATTAATTAAGTCTTTTGTAAGTAGTTAGACATTAGGCAACCGGAGAATAGCGGAACCAACCAAGATTCGTTCCATCAGTTATTGACACATACTTATAACCTGGACCTTCATCTGTAATTACGTCAGCAACAGCAGTGGCTGTGTTTGGTCCATAAAACATATCACCAGCAAATGGTTGAACTGAAATAGTATTAGCCGCTACTTTTTTATAGAAAGTAACTTCTACTCCATTACCGACAAGCGCAACAGAAGGTAAAGTTTTAGTAAATGATGCGGAAGTAGTATCAATATTATACAAACTAGCTGGAAGAATATTCCCAAAAGAAGTATTAACACTTTCTGAGAAATAGCTAGCACTCGATTTAACGACACCACTACCAAGATATGGGGAAATAGTTGACCCTAATCCAGTAAAAGTGTTGCTCGGACCTACTATAGCAGAAGAACCCGAAGCTACTTGAATATAAGCATAAGTTCCGATAAAATGATTAGAATCTATAGAAACTTTACTAGAATTACCTAAAACGTACACACCACCATTACCAGCTACACTTGGATCAATAATAGTATTACCGACGATACATCCACTAATAGCACCATTCCATCGAATAGGAAGTTGTGACCCTTTGACAGTATTTCCAGTTACAGTTGTAAAAGTATCAACAGCAGTAACACCATCGTTAAGAATAGTATCAACATTAATACCTATATCAGTATTGTCATAACAAATATTACCTACTACTGTTACGTACTTAATGCCTTGCCCAATAGCAATGCCTTGTCCTGTATTACCAGAACATGTCGTTCCGATAACGCGGGCATGGAGAGCAAAACTAGCACCATTATTACCCCAGTAAGGCCCAACGCCTAAGAAAGTATTGTCTTTCCATTTACCACCGATAATGTCTGTACCGAGACTTCCCGCGAACGCCCCACCACCTCCACCATTATTATTGGCACCAGAGTTCTCAAAATGAACCGTACCTACGACTTGACCGTACCAACCTACGCCATCATTCGAATTAGAGTTTGAGTCTTGTACAATCCATTCTCCGGTTCCAGCGCATTGAACGCCATACGCGGAGAAATTTTGAATCGTCATGTTGTAAAATTCTGGGGCAGAAGCAGATGAGCCGATATTAATACCAGCGACACTTACAGTGTAAGTACTTTTATTACCATCAATAATTCCATTTTCAAAGATGTATTTACCACCGGCAGTGTCATTATAGAACATACTACCAGTAATATTAGCACCTAATTTAAGTGTGGCACCGTTCAAAATGAATCTGATTTGCTTAGTCGTGATATTTATTTGGTTACTAATAAAGTACAAACCGGGAGGGATACTAATAGCCCCAATGGAGCTAATCCCGGCGATAGTCGTATTCAGAATAGTCGTGATGTCATCCCCGGTTTTTACGAACGGAGCGATGTCGTAGACACTTAAAGGGGCGGAATTATACGCCATTACTTCTTACCCTCTAGGCGGGCAACCCTTAGACGTAGATTCTTGATCTCTGCAAACATGGCAGCGTCTAGTGCGGCATGGTCGATTTGAAGAGGTTTACCCGGCCCAGTCGGAAACACCGCCTCAGGGAGGTACTTCTGTACGTCCTGAGCAATTAAACCAAGTCTAGGGCGATTGTTGTCGAAGTAAGGGGTACCCTTCTTGAATGAGTAGACCTTCGGAGAGATATTCTTGAACAGGTCCGAGATATTTCCGGCATAGGGCCGGATATTGGTCTTCATTCTACGATCCGAGACGGTACAACCTAGGACATTCGCCGTGGTGGTTAGGGCGGTGCAGGTCGTGAAGGCAGCATTAGAAAGAGTTTGAGTCGCACCTGAAATATTGAGGGCAGCGATGTCCGCACTAGCCCAACGATTAGTTGCAGTGCCTAAGGCTCGTTTATTATCTGTTGTTGGGAGAGCATCTGAAGCGAATCCAATCTCGGATACTGTTGACGCCGACCCACCGCCTCCGGTCAGAACCATCCTACCCAGTGTAGTATTGTCTGATGTAATAGTAGTATATGAACCAGTGCCTGTTGCATCCGAAGACCAGATACGGACAAATCCTTGATCCCCTACTGCACCGAATTTAACAAGTCCAGTCAATGTAGGGGCAGCCTGAAATACAGTTGGGCCTGTTCCAGTTTCGTCCGTTAAAGCAGCAGCTAGGTTTGAACTAGATGGTGTAGAGAGAAAGGTAGCAACATTTGCCCCAAGCCCAGTAACTCCCGTGCTAATGTTAACTGGTCCCGGATTATTGATACCTTGTGCAACAGCCGATACTGAAAGAAGACTAAAGATTGTACCAAAAATAAATTTCCTTAACATTTAGTTCTCTTCTGCATAAAGGGGTTGGGCAGCGGTACAAATTGCTGTCACTGCCGACAAAGTAGGAATCCTAGGTTGATAACTCCCACCCGGAAGAAGTGTCAGCGTCCTAGCACCACCAATTACTGCTGTACCTCCTGTAGGATTAATTCCGCAGTTAGCATTACCTGTATTCTCAATGATAAGACTGTGTCTTGAAGTATTAGCGGCCATCACAGTCTGAGAAGAACCAGTTGCTGAAGTTATTGTCCTATCAGTCGGAGTTATACCTACAGGATTAGATGGAGTAACTGTACCTGAGACAGGAAGAGAGGAGCCATACTGGACAAAGCAAGGGCCAATATTACTAGATGGACAAGTATAACCGTTATAAGTATTTCCGGGCATGAGTAGGAAACCCGTAACTGATTGACCAGCAGTCTGGGCTGAAACAGGCACAGAAGCCCCCATCACTGGGAGCAGGAGAGCTAGCGCGATGAGGGCTTTCTTTAGCATTTACTTATTTTCCTTGGCGATACGGACAGCTTCGAGATAGGCAAGCTGGACCGCAGCATTGGCGGTGTTAATAGCGATAGTCTTGCCTTGAGCAGTTACAGACTTAACAACAACATCTACAGCGTTAGAGAACTTCTCTTGACCTGAGATAACCTTAGGGGCCTGAGATAGTACAGCGGCTGCCGCAATTTCAAAGACATCTTCGATAGCAGCTTCAGCTAGCTTACCAGCCTTCGGTAGGAATGAATCAGCTAGAGCACGTACTGAAGCGACAAAGTCGTTGAATACAGCAGATACCTTAGCCTTGATTGAATTTAGAAATGACATTATTTATCCTTTTCGAGTAAAACTTTTGTATATCCGTGTTCTTGGATAGTTGCGAGCACGACCCAATCGGAGTACTCGTTATTTAATTGATCTAGTAATTTTTCTATGTGAGCCTCAAAGAGGACTACTCTTATCTTAGACATTATCGTAGTGAGCTTCTATCTAGCGGATCGTAATCGAATTGATGGTGATTAGCTGAACTATACCCTACTGATCTCTGTTTCTCTACTGGTAAGGCGAAAGTAAGCATCAAAGCATCCATATGGTCAGGAGATTGCCCTAGGAGTTTAACTTTGATATCTTCCTTAGGTTCTAGAATGAGTTGTTCACCTTTAAATGTGTAGGTAGTTTGTGTCAGGGCTTGATGTAACTCAAAGATATCGGGAAGAGCCCCACCATTCTTAATCCAATTGATTAAGTTGAAGGCCATCTCAGTTCTCTTATTGTAGTATTGAGGATCAGCCGACATCTGCGAGGAGTGAATACCTATCGGCGACTTACCAACACGGGTAAGATTATCAATCCAAGAAGCGCCAAACCCACCAGTATTATCAATAAAGCAAGCATCTGCATCCCAGTTGTTCCACTTACGCATTACGTGTTCCGCACCCATGTTACCATCTAGGTTACGGAACTGCATGGGGTCAAAAGCCTGTAAACCCTGTCTCGGAAAGATGATCGAGGAGTCGTCACCAAACCGGGCTACGTCAACACCGAGAATACGGGGATGATTCATAATCTCCGTCTCCCTGTACCTACGAGCTACTGACTCCTTGATTTCATCAGGACCAATGAGAGCGTTGAATGACGAAGGAGGGAACTGTCCGAAGACGTTTACAAGTACCCAGGGGTTCTCTCTACCGTACTTCTTAATCTGTTCTCTGGCCCAATCTTCCTTAACTCGTGGAGAGCGAAGAGGGTTATCTGGATCAGAGGTAATTTCTACTACGTGCCACATATCCCTATCTAGGGTACAAGCTCTGTAGAGAGGACCTTCTAGGTGAGTAGGGTTACCAGCCTGTACAATGTGCCCCTCTTTGCAAGATGATAGTGCAGCTTCAGCAGAGGCCATAATAGCTTCTGGCATACCGCCTGATTCATCAAGGACGAACATAATGTAGTCAGCGTGTAGACCTGCTAGTGTGTTACCTAGTGTATTAGGATCAGCAGACTTAGACCACTGACGAGCAGCCATCCACCAAGTTTCTGGGTGATCCTTGGCGAAGATACGTTCCTTCTGCCAAACAAAGGTGTTTTTAATTAGTGGCGACATCTCACGCCATTTAGCCATTTCGGTCCACAAGCCGTCGCGGAGGTTGTCACCAGAAATGGAGGTGGCAGCGATCTTAGGGTGTGGACGGGTAAGCAGGAAGTTCCAGCATAGCCACGCTTCGAGGCAGCTCTTGCCAGGACCTTTAGAGGCTTTCATGGCAATACGCTGCTTATGTGGGAATGCCTTGAGGATTTCATCCTGCCAAGGGTCAGGGGTAGCTCCAAAGACCTCTCTTACGAACTGGTCTGGATGCTCCCTCCACCGTTTGATACGGTCTGAGGAACTAGCCAGTTGGAGCCTCTTCCTTATTTAGGAACAGAGCTTCTTCTTCCTCAGTGAAGTATTCATCAGTTTCCTCTTCGGTGTTATCCTTATAGGAATCCTTAATTAAGTTATCCAGAGACAGGTTGACTTGTACTTCCTGCTCCTTGAACACACCTAAGTGCTGACCAATCTTAACTAGAGCGTTAATCTTGTCAGATTGTTTTACTGATTTAATAGACACTGCCTTAGCCTTACGGCCACCAGCAGATGTAGCTGTTACTGATACTTCAGCAGCACTACCCTTTAACTTGGAGAAGTCTACGGACTCATCGTCTCCGTTAAGGGACACAAGTTCACCAACTTCAGCAAAGGCGATCTTAGCTAGTAGACCCTAGCTCTATCACAGCTGCGGCTAAGAGGGCTGGTTACGCTATTTCGTCTGCCCCACAGGCAGGTAGCCGTCTGATGGCTGATCCCCGTATTAAGAGGGCTATTCAAATTGCTCAAGACAA